AACGATCCGGACAACCGACATTTTAGAACTGGCGGCGGACGTATCTAATGGCGATCACGAATTATACAGAGCTGAAGACCGCACTGGCGAACAGCCTCGCGCGCTCTGACCTGACCGATAATATTCCGGACTTCATTGTTCTTGCAGAGGCACGTCTGTCTCGTGAGCTTGAAACACGGGAGCAGGAGAAGCGGGCCACCGCGACCCTGACGGCCAGCGATGAGTTTATCAGTCTGCCTACCGATCTGCGGGAGGTCCGCTCTGTAAAGCTCAACACTTCGCCGAACACGGTGCTTGAGTATATGTCGCCAACCTCGCTGGATAACACCTATCCGAGCGGCGGCAATGGTAAGCCAGTGGCTTACAGTCTTGTCGGCACCGAGATGAAGATGCGTCCGGTTCCTGACTCCGCTTACACAGCAGAGATCATCTATATCGGCGGCCTTTCAGCCCTGTCTGACAGTAACGCCACCAACACTATGTTGACCCGCCATCCCGACGCTTACCTCATGGGATCGCTCGTCGAAGCCTATCAGTACCTGATGGATGACCAGCGGGCGCAAATCTACGACCAGAAGTTTTCGCGGATCATTGAAGAAATCCGCAAAGATGAGCAGCGCAGCCGGTATGGCACTGGCACGTTGCACATTCAGTCAATCTACACACGGCAAGCTAACATTTAGGAGTAGAGCATGAGCGCGCTTTCTGACTATGCCGAGAACAAAGTGCTGGACGTTCTGGGGGCCAACGCGACCTTCACCGCTCCGAGTAACGTGTATCTTGGTCTTTCGACAGGTTCTTTAGGGGACGACAACAGCGGCACAGAGCTGTCCGGCAACAACTACAGCCGCGTTTCGGTTTCCTTTGGTGCGGCAGCCAGCGGAACGATGTCAAACGATGCCGCGATAGAGTTCGCAGCGGCGACTGGATCGTGGGGCAGTGTGAGCCATTGGGGGCTTTATGACGCTTCATCGTCGGGCAACCTGCTTGTTCATGGCAGCTTCAGCGCTGCAAAGACAATCGCTTCGGGAGAGGTTCTGAAAGTTGCAACCGGCGACCTTGATATCACTGCTGCGTAAGGAGTGAGTCATGGCTATTCTGAAGCCAACGCTTGATCAGATAACGACGCCACTCGACAGCATTTCAGGATCGCTGGATGATGACGCGGTACTGATCCGGCTGGATTTTACAAAAGAGCCTACACTTGAAGAACTAGACAGCATCATAGCAAACTTTGATGCGCTCGACAGCTTTGGCAACGTGGACAGCCTGAGCTTCGACTTTTTCTCAGTCGCAGCAACCGCAAGCCTGTCAGTAACCGGCACCGCTAGTATTCAGGTGCCGATCCCGATGGATGCCTCTGCGTCTGTCGCTGTCACGGCAACAAACGCCTTTGACCGCATACGCGGAGTGGATGCCGCCGTCACTGGCGCAGTGTCCTTCGCAGCCACCGCAGCCTTCATCGCACGGATGCAGGCAAGCGCATCGGTTGCCGTCACAGCCACTAACGTAGCGGGTCGCATCAGGGGCATGTCTGCAAGCGCCTCTGTGGCCGTCACAGAGTCCGCAAGCTATGTCGTGGTCCTCACAGCAGCCGCAAATGCCGGCGTCTCTGTAGAGGCGTCTGGCGCGGCTACAGGTGTGTTCACTATGCCGGCGACAGGTAGCGTTGTGATCAGCGGTAGCGCCATCGGCAAGATACCGGGCGAAGATTGGTCCGATGTCGCGGAAGACGGTGAGACTTGGACTATCCAGACAGCCGGATCAGAGGTTTGGTCTGTGCAGGATGCCGGCAACGATGGGACGTGGTTACAGCAATGATTACTTTTGGCGAATGGCTGCCTGACCAGCCCGATCTTAACAATGCAGGCGTCACAGTGGCGAACAACGTCGTGCCTGCTGCTAATGGTTATCGCAGCTTCCCCAGCTTTGTCAGCTTCAGCAACGCTGCCACAGCACGCATACGAGGGATGTTTGCGGCAAAGAGTGCTAGCGGCAATGTCTCCCTGTTCGCAGGCGATGATGGGAAGTTGTACAAATTCAATCAGGGAACGAGCAATCTTGACGACGTCTCAAAGTCGGGGTCGCCCGCCTATGATCTAGCCGGCCCAGAGCGTTGGCGTTTCAGCCAGTTTGGCACAAAGGTCATCGCAGCAGGAGGCACAGGTGAAGAGCTTCAAGTCTTCGATGTGGGGACGGATTCCGCTTTTAGCAATCTGGGCGGTAGCCCGCCGAAAGCGGATTATATCGCCGTCGTCAGAGACCAAGTCTGGACCGCCAATATTGATGAAGGCTCAGGCCGTGTTCCAAATAAAGTCAGATGGAGTGCGATCAACAATGAGGCATCTTGGACCATTGGAACAGATCAAGCTGACAGTCAGGTCATTCCTGACGCGGGTGCAATCACAGGCCTTGTCGGTGGTGAGCGGGCTGTCATCCTTATGGAGCGGGCTATTGCTGTCGCTTACTACGTCGGCTCACCGCTTATATACGAAATTAACCGAGTGGAAACTCAGCGCGGTTGTCCGTTTCCTGACAGCATTGCAAATGTTGGAGGCGACGTATTCTACCTCGCGCGAGATGGTTTCTACCGCTTTTCAGGCAATCAATCCATTCCGATTGGGGCGGAAAAAGTAGACAAGTTTTTCTTCAAAGATTTTGACGAGGCGAAGGTCGAAAAGATGTCCTGCGCAGCCGATCCAGAGGCGCAGCTCGTCGCGTGGTCGTATGTTTCAAATAACGCAACCGCTGATACACCTGATAAAATTCTTGTCTATAACTATGCAATCAACCGCTGGTCGATCATTGAGCAGGAATGCGAGCTGCTGGCCCCGCTGTTCACGCCGGCCTACACTTTAGAGGACTTGGATAACCTTGCTGCCAATATTGACTCCCTACCGGCGCCCCTCGACTCGGCACTCTATAAGGGTGGTCAATACTTCTTCGGTGGAAGCAAGGATAAGAAACTGCATGGTTTCACTGGCACGGTACTTGCCGGCACCATTGAAACCTCAGAGTTTACGCTCACCAAGAACCGGCACACGCTTGTAACCCGCACGGTCCCTTACTTCAAAGATGGCTCCGTGACCATGCAGATCGGGTCGCGTGACCGGCAAGACGACGCCACCAGCTTTGATACCGCGTCCAGCCTGACGGATGAGGGCTTTTGCCAGCACCGCGTACAGGGGCGGTTCCACCGCGCGCGTATGAACATAACCGGCAACTGGAGCTTTGCTCAGGGGCTGGATATGGAGGGGCAGACCATTGGCAGACGCTAACTTCCGGCGCCTGCCGACAGAGGCGACAAACCCGCGTGAGATCAGCCAAGTCGTCAACAACATACTGGAAGGCAAGCTGAACAGCACCGGCTCGTTCACATGCACTGCCAGCGCGGCAACAACGGCGGTCACCGACTTCCGCGTCGGTTTGGACAGCGTGATCCTTCTAATGCCTACGACGGCAAACGCAGCGTCCGAGCTGGGGGCTGGCACGATCTTCGTCAGCGCCCGTGCGAAGCAGAGCTTTACGGTCACGCACGCTAACAACGCACAGGCGGATCGGACATTTTCTTATGTCGTCATCGGTTGATGAGTGGCGCCGCTGCTCACGCTGGATTGAGGATGCGCTGGAATATGCGCATGGCTCTCACACGCTGAATGATGTGTGGGACGCGGTAGAGCGCGGTGACGCTCAGTTTTGGCCTGCAAAAGATGCGGGTCTGGTCACAGAGATTATCGACTATCCACAGCGCCGCACTTTGCGGTTCTGGCTGGCGGGTGGTGATCTGGAAACTCTGCGGGTCTTAGAAGACGAGGCCATCGAGTGGTCAAAGCAATGGGGCTGCACAGCCTGTGAAATTATTGGAAGGCGCGGTTGGGTCCGCGCTTTGGACGGCTATGAAGAGGCCGGCACTATAGGAGTGAAGAGCTATGGGTAAAGGTGGAGGCGGCGGTCAGCAGACCGTCAACACACAGACAATGCCACCAGATTATGCGCTGCCTTATTTGGAGTATGGACTCGCAGAGGCAAAGCAGCAGTTTGAGTCGGGTATGCCGAGTTACTATCCCGCCTCGACGGTCATCGACTTTTCTCCGGAAAGCGAGATGGCGCTTACAAGTATGCGAAACCGCGCACTTGACCCTAATAGCCTCACGGCCCAGACGCAGAACGTGGTGAACCAGAACCTGATGGGTACAAACCCGCTGGCGATGGCTGCCTTCAAACCTGTGATCGACACGGTCACTAGCCAGTTTGCAAAAGCAGGCAGATACGGATCAGGGGCAAACCAACAGGCTCTGGCGTCCGCTCTTGCGCCGGCTGCACTGCAAGCACAACAGGCGGCTATAGGGCAAGCGCCGCAAGTGCAGAACCTCGACTTGCAGCAACTGGCGAGGGTCGGCGGCGCCCGCGAGGATCAGGCGCAGGCTGTTATGCAGGACAACATCAACAGGTTTAACTTCGACCAAAATGTGGACGCAGAGAAGCTGCGAAACTTCATGGGGCTTGTCGGAGGCGGAACGGTTGGCAGCAGCCAGATACAGCCGGTGTTCCGAAACCCACTGGCCGGCGGTCTTGGCGGTGCTTTGGGTGGTGCGCAGCTTGGCGCATCTGCTGGGTTTAACCCGATGTATGGCGCCCTTGCCGGCGGCCTGCTTGGCTTGATGTAGGGGGCGGAGATGGCACTTGGTGGTGGTCAAAAGATGCGTGGACTACTTGGCAATGACTTTGCTGATCCTCGCACGCAGGGCATTTTGGGTCTAGCCGGCGGTCTTCTGTCGGCAAGCGGTCCGTCCGTAGGGCGTCCGGTTTCGCTTGGGCAGGCGCTGGGTAGCGGACTGCAAATGGGACAGGATGCATTTAGTAAAGCGCAGACAAGGGCTGACGCGCAGGCCCAGCGACAACTGATGAACGATTACCGCACTCGTCAGGAGGAGCGGCAGAGACGGCTGGATGAGATTGCAGAGCGTAAAGCTAACCTTCAGGTCGTGGGTGGTAACTTGTTTGATGTTTCCGATCCGTCAAGCCCGAAGCTGATTGAAACGCCTCGCCTGCTCACCGAAGAGGTATCACCCGACTTCAAGTTTGTTCAAACAACAAATCCGGACGGCACAGTCACCATCCGACAAAGCAGCGTTTTTGACATGATCAACGAGCAAGAAGCGGCAAATAAGAAGCCAAAGACATTAAGCAGCACTCTGCAAAAAGTAGAGGATGAGGACTTCGAGGCGCTCAATACATCCTCAAGCATCGTTGATGATACGCAGGGCTTCCTCGATATGATCGAAAATGGTGAGCTTGACTTCTCCTTTGGCGATAGCGCTGGCGATGCCATCGCGCTGGCTCTTGGGTCAAACAATGAAGAAGTCCTTAACAGACAGGACTTCAACATCTTCCTCGAAAGACTGCGCAACGCAACATTGCGGCTGAACAAAGGCACGCAAACGGAAGGCGATGCCGAGCGTGCATTGAGAGAAATCAGCAGAAACAAAAACAACAAAAACGCTGTGCGCCGTGCGCTCCTCAAGCTGCGTGAGGTCAACGAGCGGGCTATCGAAAACAAGAAGCGCGGGATCAACCGGCGGCGCTCTACGCAGGGGATCGATGCTTTCGACTTCTCTGACACCATGCCGGCGACCAGTTCAAACGATGTTGGCTATGAGGAATTATGATGAGCGTGAAAGTCAAAATAGACGGCGTCGGTATCGTTGAGTTTGACGATAGCTTCAAAAATCTCAGCACCGCTCAAAAGCAGCGCCTCATCAATGAGGTTGCCTCAGAGCGTGAGGCAGTCGAGTCCAAGAACAAAAGCAAGCCTGCCGAAGACGAGGGCTACAACGTCTCTGGTTTGCT